GACAGTAGGCGTGCCGGACAGGATCACCGCCGACATCACCTCGGTGTTGGTTTCGTGGTAGCCGGCCAGCACCTGGCTGGCCGCGAAGGCCGCCACCGGCAGTGTTGCCGTGATGAACGTGGCCGCCGTGCCGTTGGTGGTGATGGCAATACGAATGCTGAAGCTCACCGTCTTGCCGGTCTGGATGTAGCGTCCGGTGGCCGAAGCAGAGGTGAGCGTGCCGCTGCTGGCGGCAAGTGTTGGCGTGTAGGCCGTCCACGGCCCGCCGCCGGCCGCAGAGGCGGCGAGCGTGCCGCCGCTGAAGGTCAGCCCCGATCCGATCGTAACCGGCGACCAGATCGATGTGCCCGATCGGTAGTAAATCGTATTGGTGCCGGTCAGCGCCGAGATTGCGGTTAGGTCGCCGTCGATCGGCTGATAGCCGGTCAGATCGATCGATAGTGTGCCGCCGGTCAGCGATAGCGGCGGCGTAGTTGCAACTACTCCTGCAGGGCCGGTGGGCCCAGTTGGTCCTGCTGGCCCCGTTGGTCCGGTCGGGCCCGTTGGCCCCGGCGGTCCTGCCGGCCCTGGCGCACCGCCACCACTGCCGGTGATCCCGAGCGCATTGCGCGCGGTGTAGGGATCGCGGGCCTCATCGAATTTAATGCGGAATGGCGGCGGCGCCCAATCGGTCATGCAACTGTGCCATCCTGCTGCGCTTCAATCACGACGCCCTGCGCGTGCGTCCACACCATCGCACCCGGAATGTAGCGGCGGAAGCGCATGAGCCGGGCCGAGGAATACAGTGCCGCCGATCCCGTGATTTCGATGGTAACCGGTGTTTCCCACACCGGCGCATCTTGCAGCCGCTCGCGGGTGCCGGCGGCGACCGTGCCTGACGCATCGTCGCGGACATCGTCCAGCGGGTAGGCATCGCTGACGAATGAACGCATCCCAGGCGACAGATGCACCTCGGCGGTTTCCATGGTGGCCGGCAGGTTGGGACCGGTCAGCGCCGACAGGAAGCCGCCGGGGTTAATGGCGCCGATCAGCGGCCGGCCGCCGACATAGCCGAAGCTGTCGAGCGATGGCGCGGTGCTGTCTAAGAGCGCATCACCCGGCTCGGAGCCCGTGGTGTCGAGGTCGAGGCCGGTGGAAGCCAGCAGCCCCCAGACCCAAGCCGAAATGGTGGCGCGCGCCCAGCGGGCATTCGACCAGTCAAAGATGATCTGCCGATCGTACATTGGTGCGGCATCGCCCGAGTGATACACCCACGCAATGCGCGGCTTGTTCACGCCGGCAAGGCAGTGAATAACATTGCGCCGGGTGACATCGGAATTTGCCAAAAACCAATCATTGACCTTGTCCTGGCCGATCGGCGTCACTTGTTGGCCGGTCATCGAATAGAAGCCATCTTCACTGACGAAATAGAGCACGTTGCCGATGGTGTCGAAGCCGTATTTGCTGACACAGCCGCGGTCGTCCAATACGCGCGAGAAACTGAAAATCAGCGAGGTGTCGCCGGGTAGAAATTGCATCGTTCGCACTGCGCGGTCTTGCAGCACATAGCCGATCTCGCCGCCAGCAACGCCCATCACAGGCCCTCCGTCTGGCATCTGTTGAGTGTCGCAGAGGTTCGTTCCGGGTAACCACCCAGTGATGTCGTTGATCGCACTCCAAACGATGGAGCGCCTGTTGTAACCGACGTTATCGGCCAACCCGCTCAAGAACAGAAAATCGCCGATCTGCTTGACGTTGGTGGCGCGTGGTGGTGAGCCGGCCAGGTCGGCAAAGTTGGTGCCGCTATCGATATCAATCACCTGCGGATTGTCATTGATGTTGACCGCGACCAGCTTCTGGCCGGACTGCTCGAACATCCACAGATCGCCCGGGGCCACATGATAGGTGCCGCCGCTGACATCAATCCAACCACCCAATCCCCATGTGAACAGCTTGGTTTGCGTGCCGGCGTAGATTTTCCATTCGCCCGACAGCGTGCGCGCGGAATAGAGCCCGCACGGTGTGCCGCCGGCACTGATAGACGCCACTGTCGGTGGCGTGAAATTTCCAGTCCAGCGCGCGATGCCGACCGAAATGCGGAATTCGTCGATCCAGCCTTTCCAAGTGTCGGTGGTTACCTCACCGAGGGCGCCAATGCGCAGCGCATTGGTAGAGTTGATGACATCAGCTCCAAAAAATGAGATTTCGTTTTCCAACATGCCGTCAATGAACAATTTAAGATTGCCCCCGTTGCGAACGAACGCAAGATGGTGCCATCCGGGGTTGATGGTATCGGTAAATTGCGAGGTGCTGACACAGGCAAAGCTGAGAGTGCCAATCGGCGCCATCGAGATCAGGGCCTCGATCTTGTTGGATGGAAGGCGCCAAATCCGAAAGCTAGTAGAGGTCGCATTGCCGAGATTATTGCATTGGCCGGCGATGTTACGCAGATTGCCGCTCACGTCGTTGCAGTTGAACCAGAAATCGATGGTGAAATCGCCGGCGCCGAACACAAAATCAGCGTGATCCGGCGTCGTAACCCAGGAGCCGGCGCCATCCAGCAGCAGCGACGAACCGCCAAATTGCGATTGCGCTGTGTCGAGTTGAGCAGTGCCGGCAGCGGTCCATACATGCGCGGAACCGCCGACGTTATCATCGGTAATAACGGTCGATGCATCCGCGCCATTAAAATGCAGCATTATTTTAGTGTTGCTGTCGTTGCCAGCATTAACCAACGGCGCGCCAGTGAATGCCGCCAGCGACGGAAATGGCAGATAGGAATTCGCCCCGGCGAAGACGTTCTCCACCTCCGATGCGAACTTGGTATCCAGCAGCGCGATGTCGGGCCGCCATTCGCCGAATTCCACCGGCAGTTTTTTCGCGGGCATCAATGCTGCTCCCGGGCGATTTTAATCGCACGCTGCAGATTGGCGTATGCGCGCAGATTATCCGGCGCCGCCGCGATGATGCGATCGCCGCGCTTGTGCAACATGAATGTCCCCGACTGCTCGCCCAGGATATAACGCAGCATTTGCGGCGTGTGGTAGATGACAATAATATCCTCGTCGTGATCGAGCACCGCTTGTTGCTTTTCCGACAATGCGATATCGGCAAGTTCGTTGCCGTCGCCATCGAAGATCATCGTCATTAGAAATACTCCGCCGTTCGCACGCTCGCGCTGGTGGCGCCGGTGGTCAGCGCATAACGCTGGATGATCTCCTGAAACACTTCATCGCGGCGGGCCTTGTAGAGTTGCGCCATTTCCAGATTGCGGCCGTCGCCGACAGCTTCCACCATCAGCCCGAACAGGTAGGCGTTGGGGTATTCGGTCAGCAGCCAGTTGCTGTTGCTGTCGGCGCCGACCAGGGTGGGGATTTTCTGGTAGTAGTGCAATTCGTAGGCACCCACGCGATCGTCCACCGGCCGCACCTTGAAGGTGTTGCCCTCGATGGTGAACAGCCGATCGTAGCCGCGGCCCACCGGCGGCAGATAGGCCGGATGCACGTAGTCAAGTTCATCGTAGGGCGGATGGAATGTCGGCACCGGCGGCGATGCCGGGAACGTCGGCCGCACCGAGCGCCACAGCAGATAGTCGGTCGGCAGCGCCACGTCGCCATTGACCGTGGTGAGCAGCGCCGTGGTTTCCATCGGCAGCACGCGCAGTCGCGAGTTGGCGTCAGCCTCGAAAAAGCGCGTGAAGCGATCGTAGCGCGCGATGAACCGCTGATTGAACAACAGGTCCGATAGCTCGTTTTTCAACTCGCCGTAATTACTCGCCATCGCCGTTGTCCCTTATGCGCGGCGGCCGTCCGCGCCGCTTCTTGTTGGGCTCGCGCTCGGGCTCGTCCTCGGGCGGATAGTCCGGCGGGGTGGTGGGATAACGCGGCGGCTCCTCGATCGGCGGCGGCGGCGGATCGTTGGTCCAAGTTTCGGGGCGCGGATTGCCGTTGCTCTCCACCTTAAAGAACCTGTTACCGCGGGCCTTGGCGATCATCCACTCGTCGGCCACCTCGACCTTGTCGCCGGCGGTGAACATGACGCCATTCCAAACGCAGCTTTCGAGAGGGCTTTCGCCCTCCCGATAATCTTCGCTGCCGAGCCAGGTGATCCT